GGATCGCCTCTGAACCATTGTTTCCCTGCAGCAGGTGCAGAGATTTCCTCTCTCAATAGAATGTCAGCCATGAATGCGGCTATTTGGTCATCGTGCTTGTTGAGAAGCACATTAGAACGAGATGCGCTCAATGTTGCGAAATAGAGTTCAGCAGCCTCTTCGATTGGGTGAGGGTCGAAGATAAAGGCTTTCATGAAGTCCGACTTTGCCCGTGCATAGAACTCTGCGGGCCCTTCAACAACCACACCAACACCACCTCAATTACGGGCAATGTTCTGCACTGCCTTTTTCATTGTGAATGTGCGGTCCTCGATTGTGTATAGTCCAACAGGCACACTGTCGTCTCCAGTGACGTGAGCGTCCAACGCCCCATCACCCTCATGCGGATTCGCGTTCACAAATGTGACATTCTCTGCTTTCGGTGTGGTCTTCTTCACATCTTCGACTGGGTGCCTGTCTTGATTGGTCCAGTAATACATTGGGCGAGTTGCCTCGACACCTGTTACGTTAGAGAAATCATCTTGACGACACATCACATCATCCAAATCTTTCGCCTTCTCAATAAGCGCATCCACTTCAGGTGCGCATTCTCCTGCTGCTACTTTCATTGGTTTCATCAAACGTGCCTCCCTTCTGCTACTGCGGCCTCATGAGCCATTGCGTGAATATCATCCCATCCCATATCATGCCATTCCTCATTACTGGAAGGCATTTCAATACCCATTGCTGAATCTACACCACTGGCCTTACTGATAACATCATCAACATCGCCACGTAGAGGGTCACCCCAAACATCAGTTGATGCAGGGCTGACTGCGCGCACATATCCTGCGCGTTTGAGAATGGCCATAGGGTTCCTCAAGGCTGCACCTTGCTCTGTGATTCTTGCGTCCATCTGTTCCATTTTAGTGATGAGTGCGTTCATCAAAGTCATGACGGAGGAATCTTCTGCCATTTACATCCCTCAAATACGATGACCGGGGGAACGGTGAGGTTGGAATCGGCTACCAATGCGGTTAGGAGCAATAATGCCCAATGGGCGTTCTTGCGTCTCACTCACATATTCAATCTTGTTGAATTGCATGACTGGGACACCACCTGCATACATATCATTAGGACCAACAGCCTGATTGTTTGAGATTTCTGATTTGTAAATCTCTGTCACATCATCAGCAAGATAATCACTGGTCTGTGAAATCGCTCGCAACAATTGTTGTGCAGCGACAAGGTCTTCGTCTTGTAAAGCCTGTTTGAATTGACTCAAATTACTCTCTAATTTGCGGACCATAGGGTCCATCTTCACTACCAATGAGGTCGCCATCGGTATTGCGCACATACTTACAGGTCTTGAACCTATCGCGGGAGATTAGAGTCCTTCTGCTTACCTTCTTTAGGATTCTTCGCTGCGTCAATAGAGTCTAATGCTTGCTCTATGGGTGTTTTTTCAGAGCCGCGTTGTCCTTTCTTTCCACCCGTGGGGTGCCCAGTCAAACCTTGCACATTCTCCACAGGGGCTGGGCCTCTGTCTCTCAAACCTTCTGATTCACCCAAACCGAGAATTTTCTCTATCTCGTCAGCCTTCATCATGGCGGGGCCCATGACATTGCCTGTGGCAGACCCTCCACCATAAGGCACACCACCTGCCCTTGCTGCATTCATCATGTTACCCATAGGCACAGGTGACTGTTGTTGCATACCACCGGGTGGTGGACCGCTCGTTGGTGGTGCACCGCCTCCGGGTGGTGGCCCTCCGCCGGGCCCTCCACCGGGCCCTCCTTGCTGCTGCATCATTGGGTCAGGCTTCTTGTAGACAAAGCGAATATCACGTGCCGCATCTTCTTTCAATTCGGGTTGGAATCCGAGTTGCATCATACGCTGTGCGATATTAACTTCCATCTCATCACGGCGCAGACGAGTCACATCGTCTTCTTCCTCATTCGGATAGAGTGCAATTTGCCAATCAGTCACACCCATTTCTTTGAGCATACGTGGGAATAAATCTCGCGTGTAAATCTTCTGCCCGAACTCAACGGCTCGATTGGTCACAAGGATTTGCATACCCTCATTGTTGAGACCGCCACCTTTACCTGAATCCATCATGAAGATGTTCGATACACCATAGAAGGCTGCAATACGCATACGCAATTCGTCACGCACTTGAGCATACTGCATCTCGTCAAGTGTGTCCATAAAGCGAACAAACTCAACCTTCCCACGACCTGTGGCTGATTCGACACCGACCTTCGGGATGTAATGTGGGTCACGTTCCATTTTCTCTTCCGCGCCTTTCCAAAACGACGCAGTAGACTGTATGTTGTCTGTGGTGATTGCGAGAACACCGCGAGGGATTCTGCGTTTTGAGTATGCGAGATACATATAGTTGTCCATCGCAGTCAATGTCATGGCTTGACGCCACATCGTCGCAACTGGGCTACGACCATACAGTTTGGATGGGTTGAACTTAGAGATGTGCACGACTTCGTTGTCGAGATAATACTGGGTCTTCCCTGACCCTGCAGTGTTGATGTAGTGGACATCCTGCAAAGGTAGACTACACACTTCACACTTCGTGTGATTGTCAGGGCTACTGTGTGGGTATGTCTTGTCTCGGTGCACAGGGCAGACCAAATAACGGCCACCACGCACACCACGCTTGTCAGCCACCAAACGGAAGAAGGTGGGGTCACCTCTCAAAATCTCCTTGACACGGAAAAACTCAATATCACCTGAATCAGGGTCAATGAAATACTCCTTCACAAGAACGAGGAATGCGTCGTCAACAATGTCAAGGTCCCATTCAATCTCTTTCATTACATCAACAAACGATTGGTCCATCGAATTACGTTGCTCAAGCATCCATCGTGGATAGATGATTTCATCAGCGTCAGGGGTTTTGAACTCAGTGCTGTCGCAGACATGGCATTGTTCGACTGTATCATGCTGATATTCCTCATTACACGTGAGGCATTGCTTGTGGAACTTCTTTTCCCAATAATAGCCTCTTCTGAAAATCTCTTGAGCAAGAGTCTGAATTGTTGTGCGTAAGATGACACTCTCTTGCACTGTGGCATAAAGCGCAGGAATACTCACACCCTGAACAAGAACTGGTTCCTGTATGCCCGCCTTCCATAGAGGCATCATGGGCTCAGGTGTGGTCTTGCGACGGAATGGCTTCGTGAGAGCCGACAAGAATCGCCCGATTGGTCCACGTGTCTCTTCTTCACCTGCCATCATATCGCCTCAATCAATGTGTCCGCGTCGTCCAATAACTGAATAGTGTCCGGGTCGCGTTGGAACCACGACAACACATCTGCTTCTTCAACATTCCACTCACGCAATAGTTCCTCAGCCTTGACATCTTTCCAGTTTTCCCATTTCACCATACGCTCTAATTCAGTGCGCCGTTTGCTGATAATGTCCCCATCTCGACCGCGCAAATCCAATAATTCAAGCACACACTGTGCCTGTTGCTTCTTCATCTTCAGATGCGGCATTATACCCTTGAGAAGTTTGCGTAGGTCTGCTTTGGAATAGAATTGGAGGCGGTGCTGTGAACGCTTACTGTTCTTATGCACTTTCAGTTCAGTCTGCAGAACCCCACATTCCAACACTTTGTGCAATTGTTCACAGTGTATTTTTCCTCGGTCACCAGTCGCTACAATTCCTGCGCGAGGCTCACCACGTTTGGTGATGGTAATGTAACCATCAGCATCAAGGAAGCCCGCAGCATATGCCCACGGGTCTTTCAGAAGCAGTGTGGTGTTAGAGTCCAACATCCATGTGTCCCGTGTGCCTTTCACGATATTGTATTCAAGCCCATACATTTTGAGTAATTTACCGAGGCGTGAGACTGTGAGACCGGGGGAATCAGGCATTCTTTCCATGATGTTACGAGACGATAACATCCTTGCACTGTCACCCAACACTTGATGGGCACGGGTCAACCAAGCAGCCTCACTTTTGTTCAGGGTATCAGTCTGATGTAATGTGTTGCGCCATTGTTGTTTCGCGCCATTCCTTTTCTCTATAGAGTCTACCCACATGATACGCTGCTCATCATCGAAGTCTCCTTCAATCTGTGCCAATTTACTGATAATGTCGTTGGCTGCTTCCCAAGCAATGCACGCTTGCCTGAGAGAGACTTCACGGCTCTTACCGAATTGACGCAAAGATTTGAGATTACGGTCAGAGAGACCCAAAGCACGCACAGTGTCTTCATACTGGTCACACCATGCAAGACTTTTGAGTGTGCGCTCAATCTCCAATTGTTTGAGGTCTCTGACTGCCTTGATGGCAATATCAATATCATCACGCATATCCTTGTGCTCGCGGCGGGCTTTACGCAGACTTTTCACTACACCTTCTGCACTGTCCCCAAGATAATGCTCAAACCAACCATCACCGTTAGATGGGAATGACAGTTTCATTTGACCCATGCGCTTCTTGCGTTCTTCTTCCTCTTTCGGGTTCTTCATGCCTTGTGGCACGGGTTGTCCTGACAATGTGCCTTGACCTTGTGACATAGGCGCAGGACCATCACCCATTGTAGGCCCAGCAATGGTGTTCTTCAATAGTGGGTGCTGTGCAAGTTGTTTGATGACCCATTGTGTCGTGAGGTCTTCACCATTAGGCACATCGGCATCGAATTCATCCCCAATTAGTTGTGAAGCCCACATATACTCACCTCAGTCCAATAGACCCTCCATTAGTTCATCTAAATCAACAATTCGCTCGCGGAACTCGGTAGTGGCCCAATTGGCCAGTGCTAAAGCAATAGCGAAGTCATCATGCCGAGCGATGCTTTCCAATCGTCCTTTCTTTGACATCCCGAACATCAAAAGTTCTTTTTCCAATTGACCAACCACATCACGGGAACGCTCGTCACCCCACGGGAGTCTCATCTGTTCTCGTTCAAATCGTAGCACAAGACCCATGAGAAGACTCTCACGTTTTTGTCGAGTAGAAATGAATGTGCGAATAGGTAAATCTGTATCTGCGCGTAATTCTGTCGCAAACACACGCTGGAAATGGTTGGCTTCCAATTCAATGATGTCCGGCTGGAATCTGTTGTTGAGACGTTGGATTTCCATAATTTGTGTGCGAAAATCCATCGCCTTGCGTCGGACCACATGAACCAATTCCAGTAGTTCAGGATTAGATGCAGGACGGCGTAACACCAACATGACAGTATAGTCTGCCTGTCTATCTGAAGAGATAGCAGGGTCCCAGCCAATAAAATACTGGTCATCAGGTTCCCCATCAGGCTTCTGAACCAATGTGCGATGTGTGTCTTTTGCTGCCTGTAATAGATGAGATGGGAACAGGCTACTCATATCGTCCATCGGCTCGCACAAATACTCACGCGCAAATGCAATAGCGGGCATATCAGCACGACGTGAATCTAATGCTTCTAATGACCATCGTTCAGGCCATAAAGGCACACCTTTCGCATCCATTGCTGGGTATGTCTCCACAAGATAACCGTCTTTACCCTCTAACTCTGTGTAAAGGTCAGTGGGTGTGAACGGTGTGCCAACAATCATCAATTTCGCACTGTGGTGCAGTGTGGGAATCATGACTTCATAAAACCATGAGGCTACCTTCTGCAATTCAGTCTCGGTGGTTCCCCACAGAATGTCGTCACAAAGAATGATGTCAGGGTGAGCACCACGCACAGCACCACCCACTGACTTTGCGCTGATACGAGAACCATTCTTGAACCCAAAGAACGTCTTTGCCCATGAATCCTTTTTCTTCATTTCAGCCAACCACGGCACACTGTCAATGAGGTCATTGAGTGTGCGCATATGCCGAATAGATTGGTCAAGACTGTGGCTGAAAATGATGCTGTCTGTCTTCGGGTTGAACACGACCTTCCACAACAGGTAGCACAAAAATAGTGTAGACTTGCCGTGGTCACGCGCCGCTTTCACACAATATCGGTTGTGAGTATCAAGATTGTGAACCCAATCTGCGTGGTGATGAGACAGTTGGAACTCCATAATTTCTTCAAAGAAGAACTTGAATGAGCGTTTGCTCATCTCCCAATCAATTTCATGCACCAAATCGGCGTTGGGAGACGCCATTGTAATCACTCATAACGCTTCAACATGGTGAGATGGTCCCACGCCATATCCATCGAATCACTACTGGTCTTTTTCGGGAGGCCGAACAATTGTTCGGGAGTTTTCGGCGGGTCCAAATCCAAATCAAACTCACCAGCAGAGGGTTTATTCTCTGCCTCTTTTTCTGCCAGTTTTGCTTTTCCACGCTCTAACAGACCTTGCTTCTTCTCCTTCACAGGCTTCCCAGTGAGGTCAGGTTTAGGTTCAACTGCATCATCTAAGTCAGCCATGCTCGGTAAATCAGTGGATGTGTCTTCAGGAATCAGGTTTTTCACTTGTTGACTTAAATCATCATCTGCGGTAGATGCTTCTTCTGGAGGTAGCCCAAACAAGTTCCGCCCAGCCGTCACGTTAGCATCATCTGCTAACAAGTCATCTATGTTGAATGGGTCTTCTTGAGGTGTCAATGTTTCGTTGGCTTCAGCAACGCTCATCGGCGCTTCCTCTGCTTGCTGTGGGTCAGGTTCAGTATATTGCCAACCTTCTTGCATGAACGGGAACTGATGTCCTCCAGCAATGTTACCTGCCCCCATCATCTCTATCAATTGTGGACGCAGTTCAGGGTTTCTCATAGCAGCCAAAAAATCTTTTTGTTGCCTTGAAGTCATGTTCTTGAGTGGTGTTTCCTTACCTTCTTCGTTCACTCCCCAGCCACCTTCAGGTGCAACCATAGGACCTTTCAGCCAGTCTTCAGCAGTTTGGCCTTCTGTGGGCGCAGTCAAATGTTGTAATTTCGCTGCTGTTGAAGCACCAAGACGGGGGATTCTCGGTGTGAATCTATTGCCCTTTCGGGCACCTCTCCCTTCCTTTTTCGCCCAAAAGGGATGTTGAACCCTTCCCGCCTCTTCTTCAGTAGCAGGTGATTCAACAGGCACACCATCAGCAGGTGGTTGTTCTGCCTCTGAAGTCATGCGTTCTGCGAAGTCAGATGTGGATTCAGGTGCTTCTTCAATAGGTGCTTCTGTGGGAGCAGGTAAAGCGGCAGGTGGGGGTGGTGCTGGGAGTCCGGCCTCTTCAAGGGTCGCAGCGCGTTCGCCCGCTCTACCTTGTGTAGCAGGGTCATAGCCTAATTGTCTAACGTCAGTGGCCATGTCAATGGCGTCCCTCTGTTGTCTTCGCCTTCGTAGCCCTTCTCCCCCTTCATTTATGAGTGTCCTGAACCAACCGGGTTGTGCTCTCTTTGCTGCTCTACGAGCATTGCGCATTTCCTGACCGGATTTGAGTCGTCCCATGAAGCCTTCTTTGGGTTGAATACCCATCTCCTTCATTCGGTCTGCACCAAACCAATTTGTCATCTGCTGTCGCTGATGGTCTGCAGGATGATTGATAAATGGATTCAATGCAGCAAGACCTGTTTTTTGCTGTTGGAAGTTAGGCGCGGGTATATTCTGTGGTTGCCCACCTGTTGTATTGAAATGCATTTGATTGTCAAGTATCTGATGCCCTGCCGGTTGTTTCAAAATACGGTCTGACCAATTCGGGTCAGCAAGGACTGCTTTGATAAGGTCAGCATCATCATAGAGGACGTAACTTGCTTCCTCAATTGTGTAGTCTTCTTTCAGCATGGTCTGTATAGTCGCATTCAAATCACCATGTGCGATGCGTGCAACCTCAAACTCTCTTTCCCACGATTCTGTCATTCTTCTCGCCTCGATAGTGCCGCCTTGACGACCCCGACGACGTGGGGTTTCACTTGAAAGCCTTCCGCTATATGCGTCCAATGGCCCATTGTAGCATTGATGCCTTCTACATCGCGCTTCTCTAATCCGAAAGTGTGCGCCAAATGTTCCACAGTGTGCCTTTCAGTGTCTTTGGTAATTAGAGGATTTCGACGTGCTTCTGCCAATTGCACATTCTCAAATACTCGCATCACTGCATCCATTGGGTCTTCGTCCGAGCGCAGTAAAGGGGCAGACCGTTGTTCTCGGGCCATTTCTGAAGCACCAATACCGAAAGGTAGACCGGCTGCTTCGCGCAATCCTAATTCAGGGTCCACATCGAGTGGTCGCACACCTGCTTCCACACCTGCTTCGTCAGGGGGACCACCAGTAGGCACATACCCATCAGCGACAGATACGTGGGATGGGAAGTCACGGTGCAAGTGACTGGTCTTCATAGGTTCACGCGAACCTGCTGTGGAAGCATGGTCTTCAGTAGCAAACCCTGACTCTTCCAATGAGAATGGTTGTAATTCACCACGGGTCTGTGTGGCATATTGTCCCCAACCACGCATAATGTCATCGTCTGCTTTGCCCGGCATAAGACGGTTCAAATTACCAGCAGGTCCCAACTCTTGAGAAAGAATAGCAAGCCCTAAGACTTCACGCAATTTGTGCATTTGGTCTGTGCTACCATGCCAATGAGGGTCATGCTTAATATGGTCACGATGGCGAAGGAATGCATCGTGATTACGTTGCCCGTGATTGGCCTCTAACACATCTTTCATCTGCGTGGTCAGTTTATTCAATTGGGTTTTGGCCCCTCCTGAACCACGACCA